CATGTGCCACCCATAGGGTGACGGATCGTGATGGGCTAAGGTCAAAGCCAATAGTAGTGTAACCATTGGATGAACGTTGCTATAGTATAGCATAAGTATTTAGGATTGTCAAACGGTATAATGTGCTACCGTTTTACATAATCCATTTTGTGCTTCTTCGCCTTCAAGGCGTCCACTATTATACCACATGCTATCTCTGGTTCTGATCCTCCACAAGTGAAGACATCCACCGCTGCCTCGCCCCTCTCGGGCCAAGTGTGTATAGAGATGTGACTTTCAGATAGTAAACAAATAGCAGTGACTCCATGTGGATCGAATTGATGTGAAACAGTGTCTAGTACAGTTGCTCCACATGCAATAGCAGCTGACTCAAGTAGGTCTCGAAGAAAAAACTCGTCATCTAATAAAGACGACGAGCACATGTAAAGGTTTAACAAATAATGGTGACCCATTTTAATTTCCTGACAACCAGAAAGTATCTTTTGCTCTATCATTGATGTTACATTTTCTCACCTGCACATCATATCCATTCTCTAGCAGGAACCTACAGTCTTCCATAGCATCCTCAAGTTTTGCATAGAAGAAAACTTCAGAATACTTTTTAGTTGATACGGGCGTACCATCTTTGTTGATACGACGTAGGACTTTCTGATTAGTAGGATCCATCAGTTTCCAATACTGGATACAGAAAGTATTCTTTGTGCTGCTAGGTCTTTTGTAAGTCATTTGCTTTTAGGTGGATTCCACATTTTAGGATTGACACGACCCTCAGTCTGAGTCATGTTTACTAGATCATGACGATACTTGTCCCAATAATCATCAAAGATGTCCACTTGCTTGGGACCAGATGCAATATCAAACTTGGTGATACCGTCTTGTAGATATTCAATTAAGTATGAAGTGTAAGGTAAAGATCGATCTTGTGCAAGGGTTGGGTCACAATCTTCATGGATAATTCTACTGCCCTTCCCCATCAGGAACGTCCTCCCCACTGAATGGAGGGGAACGCACCCTCTACACACGGTCTGGTGATCTTGTAACGCTTGCTAAGACCCTTGTCCTTGATCAGGATCAGAACAGTCGCTTCCTCCTTATGGAGACCCTCTAGCATCTGAATGAAGAGGTTCTCACGCTGGGATTGCTTGAGGGATGAACTGCCACCCTTGAAGAAGAGGTACAGTTTGCGATACTCTTTCTCTAGTACGGTGTGTTCCGTACCCTTGGGAGCATCGTTCTCATCATAAGGAACTTCACCCTCAGGTAGAAGAGAGATGACACTCTCATCAAAGTTTGCAATCAGAACTGAGCGAAGAGCTGGAGTATCATGCTCTTTCAAGACCTTGATCTTTTCTGCTTTTGTTTTGGCGTTGCTCACTTTTTGGAGCACTTCCGAGATAAGTAATTTCATTTTGCGAAAGGTGATGATGTACTACGAAAGAAATAATCTTCCATCAAGTCATTCAGTTGATGCTTTTGGAAGTATTCAAGTGGAACTTGTTTCCCACCACTATTTAGTGACCCATATTCACTCATGATTTTATCCTCGATCTCTTCGGGAACATAATCAAAGTCAATTAGAGTACGATTGCGGCAGTAATTGTTGAACTGCTCCTGGTTCTGACAAAACTTCTCTGGATCTTGATCAACCCAGACGTTTAGTTTCTTTTGACTGATCGGTTTCTGTCTTACACTGGTAACAAATGTATCATCAGCAGATAAGAAGTTTGGAATACCGTCAGACTTATCTCCCTTAATAATGTGCTCTTTAATATACTGATAGGGATTGTCAGTATAGATATACTTCTTTGTTGTTGGGTTGAACTGATGAACTCCAGGGTACTTCTGAAGTTGGATAAAGTCTTTGTCTCCAGATAGAATCAAGACTTTACCGATGTCTTTGTTCTTACATAATGTAGAAATAACATCGTCTGCTTCTGCACCATGTACTTCCATCACTTTCCATGGAAAATACTCACGGATCTCATCACGAATGAGATTCAAAACATCAAAGATCTGACTCCAGTTATGTTTTGATTTCTCTCTGTCCTTTTTTCGATTTTGTTTATAGAATGGAAAATAATCTTTACGCCAATAATGTTTGGAGTCATACGCTAAGATCATCTCACCATACTCATCTGAATATTCTCTTTCATATTTTTTCAAACTGGTGAGAACCATATGCCTCACCAGTTTTTCATTTAGAAAGTCATGTTTCAGTTGAGTCATCAGATTACTAATCATAATCTGGTTCATATCAATAATAATCATCCTCCTCGCTTTCCTCCTGGACGAATCTTACAGAGTACAACTCCTCATTGATAACAATTCCTTCATCATCATACATTTCTGGGTGCATAATCGGACCATTGTTTTTTTGGATGAGGTTATAAACAACATCGTTGATGTGCCATCCAGCAATGATTCCGACAACCATGAACACAACCATTAGGCATCCTGAGAAAAATAGTGTGAATGATTCCATTTACCTACTCCGAGCGACGTTTGTTTAAGTCCCTCCACGAAAATTCAATGTTAATGCAGAATTGTTTTTTGCGGAGGGTGAAGAATCGACTGAAAAAGAAACCAGTTTTAGGTTCTTCAACTTCTTTATCAACCCTCCTGAGCATGAGCTCTACACCTCTATTTATGGGGATTTGTGAACATTCTTTACTCATTTTTTAGATGTCACTAACCCCTTTTCTACACACCATTTTACCGTTTCAATTAATCCACCCACAGATTTACCATCAACAATAACGTGTGGAAATCCTTTCGACTCGGGGAATCTTTGTTTGAACTCAGCAATCGTGATGTCTTTACCCACCACATATTCGGTTACGTTTTCGATAAGATGAGCACGATACATTAGTTCGTCTATCTTGACACAATACCCGCAACCAGGGGTCTTGTAAATTTCTACTTGGTACATTTCTTACTTGGATTTGAAAAGTGTAGTTTTATTCCATTGGTTCATCTCAACGTACGCACTACCATAACCGAATTTGTCAAAGAATACGTTCCCAGCAGCAACAACTCGATCGAAATCTTCTTGTTGAACTGGATCTATACCGTGAGGTGTCCATGGAGTGAAGACAATAAAGTCTCCAGATTTTTGTTTTTGTGGATAATGTTTTTTACCATCACCATCTAAAAAATAAAAGCACTTTTGTTTTGGAGTGTGTATAAAATGCACCCAAGAGAATGCTTCTCCACCAGAATAATGAGTGTGTGGAATGTGACTCTCAGTAGTTGAGTTATACATCTGAACCCAGAGTTGTGCATAGTATGTAGATCCTTCATAGATTCCATAATCTTTTAGGATAGTATCAAAAACTTTTTGATACGTCCCTGAAGCATTGTCTACAAAGTCCAAAGGGATGTCACCCCTTTCATATGTAGTAAAGAATTTTTTATCTCTGGATCCATCTCCACCATTGTCAACAGGATTTGCATTGGACTCAAGATGTTCATTGCATTGCTGCACGAGCAATTTAATTTCTGATGGTTTCAATTTGAGAGTTGTACTCCAGAGAATGCGATTAATTGGCATCAGATTTTTTTACCCAAAGAACAGTGTTCTCAAACGACGTTGATCCCAGGTCTAATCCATCATAACTATAACGTTTTAAATAAACGTTACCAGCAATGACTGTCCTGTCTCCTGGTTCTTCAACTTTATCTACACCATGCAATGCCCAAGAAGGAAAAACGATAAAATCTCCAGACTTTTGATGTTCTGGATAATGCTTCCCTCCATATGAGTCAATAAAAAAGAAACACTTTTGCTCTGGAGTATCAAGAAAATGAACCCAAGATATACACTCTTGACCAGCAAAATGAGAATGAATTGTATGACCAGTTGTAGTATGATCATACATTTGCATCCACATAACTACACCATAACCCGAAACATGATGTAGACCAAGGTCCTTAGTGCAATCTGCAATAAGTTTATCATAGAACTTCAATAAAGGTTCTTCCATTGCTGTACCAGATAAACCTTCACTAGTATAATAGGTTGTGGAAAACTCTCCTTTCTTTTTTGGAAAGGTTCTCATGTAATCTTTACAATCTTCCAGTAGAGAATCTTCAAACCTTCGGGTTGTTTTCCAAAGTATGGACATGAAAAAAGGGGGTCGTTGGACCCCCCCATTATATCACAGGGCGTTGCCTCTTGGCAAGACCTCTTCTGGGAAAATAAATTCCTCATGCGGTTGGTCGATCGTTGCCATCCAACCACGGATACCTTCATTCAGAAGGATGTTCTTCGTGTAGAACGTCTCGAACTCTGGGTCTTCTGCTGCTCTGATTTCTTGGGAAACAAAATCATAAGCACGAAGATTGAGAGCAAGACCAATAATACCGATGGAACTAGTCCAAAGACCCATAACAGGAACGAAGAGCATAAAAAAGTGAAGCCAACGCTTATTAGAAAAAGCAATACCGAAGATCTGAGACCAGAAACGGTTGGCAGTGACCATCGAATAGGTCTCTTCCTCTTGGGTTGAGTCAAATGCTTTGAATGTGTTTGCTTGTTCACCATCTTGATACAGAGTGTTTTCTACAGTCACTCCATGAATTGCAGACAGAAGTGCTCCTCCCAGTATACCAG